TTAGATGATGGTACAACAAATACTCCAAATTCTTCAACTGAAGGTAAACCATTCTTTGAATCTGGTGCGTCTTATGCTACAACATCTTTTGATGACAAAGCAATAACAACTGATTCATATGCAAATAATGTAGGAATTGAAACTGTGGCTGACTCTATACTTGACTTTTCAGAGGGTAATCCATTCAGTGAAGGAACAGGGTACTAATGTTAGGATCTACCTTTTATCATCAAACTATAAGAAAATATGTAGCAGTATTTGGAACTCTTTTCAATGATATTAATATTGAAAGGAAGAACTCAAGTGGTGTTATTGTTGAAAGATTAAAAGTTCCTCTTGCGTATGGGCCTAAACAGAAGTGGTTACTTGCTGTTCAAGAAACTTCCGCAGATAGAAAAGTTACAGCGACTAGAACTCCAAGAATGGGGTTTGCAATGACAGGAGTTTCTTACGACTCAGTAAGAAAATTGAATACGATTGGTAGAAATGTAGCAGCAAACACTTCTTCTACTGCCACCAATATGACCACAATGTATAATCCTGTTCCTTACAATTTTGATTTTCAATTGTTTATACTTGTTAAGAATGCTGAAGATGGAACTCAAATTTTAGAACAGATACTTCCTTTTTTCACACCAGAGTTTACTCTCACTGTCAATACCATTCCAGCTATGGACATCAAAGCGGATGTTCCTATTTTGTTAAACTCCGCTAGTGTAGCAGATGAGTACGAAGGTGATTTATCAGCTAGAAGGACTATTACTTGGACTTTAGATTTTACACTCAAGGGGTTTATATATCCAAATGTTACATCTGGTCAAATTATTAAATCAGTTGAAGTTAACTTTAGAATTCCGGGCGGTGATACAGAAATAGAAACTGCAGAGTTTATCATATTTGAAGATAGTACACCAGATACCAGAAACTATATACTATTAGACGGATTTGATGAGGGTACTGCGTATAGAACATTCAGTAGGGCAAGAATCGTAAATGAAAGTACTACTGATGGTGTACAAGATGCTACAATCAAATCTCGCGTTTCGATTGTACCTTCACCCCTTTCTGCACTGGCTGATACTGATTATGGATTTTCAGAAACATTTGAATTTTTTGATGAAGGTAGATATAACGATCCAACAACTGGTGGAGATATAACATCATGAGAGAAGCAATGAATATAGATGACCACTTGGATGAAGTTCTAGGTATTGTAGAAAAACCTAAGAGAGAAGTTGTGAAAACAGAACGCATAGTTCCTGTTATCACAAATGATGATAGTGGCATTGAAACAGATTTCCAGTACGCAAGAGAAAACCTTTACAACCTCATAGAACGTGGACAAGATGGTTTAGAGGAAATGTTAGAAATAGCCAAAAGTTCAGAACATCCTCGTGCGATGGAAGTTTTTGGACAGTTAATTGGGAAACTTACTGACACGAATAAAGAATTGTTAAATTTACATAAAACAAAAAAAGATATTTCACAGGAAACCTCCGGCCCTAAAAATGTTTCCAATAATCTTTTTGTAGGTTCAACAGCAGAGTTACAGAAATTTCTTAAAACAGGAAAGTCAGTAAAAGAAAATGAATAAAGAAAGAAGTGATGGCATCCAAACAATCTTACCTCGGAAATCCTAATCTAAAAGGTACAGGTGTCAAAGTAGATTGGACACCAGAATCGGTTGAAGAGTACAAGAAGTGTATGGAATCTCCATTATACTTTATTAAAAATTATGTTCAAATTGTAAATGTTGATCGCGGTCTAGTTCCATTTGATATGTGGGATTTTCAAGAAGACATGATAAACAATTTTCATGATGAAAGATTTGTGATATGTAAAATGCCTAGACAGACAGGCAAATCCACTACCATCATATCCTATTTACTACACTACGTTCTATTCAATCCAGAAGTCAATGTGGCAATACTTGCGAACAAGGGTGCTGTCGCCAGAGAACTTCTATCGCGATTACAGTTGGCGTACGAACATCTACCAAAATTTCTTCAGCAAGGTGTGACAGTTTGGAATAAGGGAAATATTGAGCTGGAAAATGGCTCAAAGATGTTGGCATCTGCAACTTCTGGTTCTGCAGTTCGGGGGTCTTCTTTCAACATCATTTTTCTTGATGAGTTCGCACACGTGCCGAATACCATCGCTGAATCATTTTTTACCTCTGTTTATCCTACGATATCTTCTGGTGAAACTACTAAAGTGTTTATAGTTTCTACCCCTCTAGGTATGAATTTATTCTATAAAATGTGGATAGATGCGGAAGAGAAACGCAACAACTACGTTCCAATAGAAGTTCATTATACTCAAGTGCCCGGCAGAGATGAGAAGTGGAGACAAGAAACAATCAAAAATACTAGTGAAGTTCAATTCAATCAAGAATTTCTTTGTGAATTTTTGGGGTCTACTCGTACTCTTATAGATGCATCAAAACTAAGAACAATGGTATTTAAGAAACCTATATTTTCAAAAAATGGAATTGATGTTTATGAAGACCCAATAAAGAAAGCAACATACTGTATGATTGTGGATACTGCTCAAGGTAAGGGTCAAGATTTCTCTGCCTTCTCTGTTTTCGATGTTTCACAGATACCATATCGTCAAGTTGCAAAATATAGAGATAATCAAATTTCACCTATGTTATATCCAAATATTATATACCAAGTGGGAATGAGATATAACACAGCCTTCATACTGTTAGAAATTAATGATATGGGTTCACAAGTGGCAGAAACTTTACACTATGACCTTGAGTATGAAAATGTTATGATAACTTCTATGAAGGGTAGAGCAGGTCAACAAATTGGAGGTGGATTTTCAAAGAATATTCAACTTGGAATACGAACCAGTAAACAACTTAAAAGAATAGGGTGTGCCACTCTAAAAGAAATGATTGAGACAGACAAGTTAATCGTTCCAGACTTTGAGACTATTGCGGAACTGACAACTTTTGCATCTAAACACAACTCTTATGAAGCAGAAGAAGGAACACACGATGACCTTGCAATGACGTTAGTAATCTTTGCTTGGTTGGTTCAACAGAGATATTTCAAGGATATAACAAACCTTGACCTTAGACAAAAAATGTATGAAGACTTTGAAGAACAGTTTGAACAGGATATGCTTCCATTTGGTATTATTGATGATGGTCGTGAAGAAGACACCTATACAGACAATACAGGCCAAAGATGGGATGTATCACCATCACAAAGAACTTATTTTTAAACATCTGTTCCAAACCCAAAATCTGCGTCCGGTTCTTCTTTATCGTGTCTTATATCTTGAAGTAATTTTTTAGTATCTGGATGTACTCTAGTAGAGTTGTAATCTAATCTAGATTCTGATTTTGTGCATACTATTAGATGGTCTGGATTTACACAAGAATTTTGTCCACAAGTTTGATGCACAATATTTCCTAAAGAGATTTCCCCCCTATGATGTAGATAAGAAAACCTATGTGCAGGTATAGATTTCCCTTGATATGAAAACATTCCATATCCCTGTTGTGTTTTTGAAGCCTTCCATGCCCAACATCCACTTCCTGTGTTCTTGTCTATCTTTGTTAAAAAGCGTTCAATCTCTTTCATGTTACCTCCGCGAGTTCATATAAGTATTTATATCTCACTAAATATCTAAACACAGAGTTTGAGGTTTTTATAAATAATCATAATAAGATAACTTTATATTAATTAACTAATTAGGAGAGATGACATGCCTTTTCAAGTATCGCCCGGCGTAAACACATCTGAGATTGACTTAACAACTATTGTGCCTGGCATTTCTTCAATAGATGCAGGATTTGCGGGAACATTTCGATGGGGGCCAGTCAATGATGTAACTTTGATTGATTCAGAAGATTTGCTAGTAGAAAGATTTCAATCTCCTGATGCAAACACATTCGGTTCATTTTTAACAGCAGCAAACTTTTTAACGTATTCAAGTGCACTTCATGTTGTAAGAACTTCAAACACAGCAATGAAGAACTCTTCTTCAAGTGGAACTGTTGTTTTAATTTCAAACACATCATTTTATCAAGCAACATTTTCAGAACAAGAAGGATCACCAGTAACAGCTCAAGGTGATTGGGCTGGTAGATATGCTGGGGCTTTAGGAAACAGTCTTAAAGTTTCCCTTTGCGGCCCAACACGAGCCAACCTCGCATCTGGTAATACCGTAGTTGCTTCAAACTCTGATGTAACACTTACAGGAACATTTGCAATTGCAACAAATAAAACTATAACAGGAACTAATACTCTTTTTGGAACAGAACTAAGAGTTGGTGATAGAATTAATATTGATGTTGGTGGAGGAAACACATATAGTTCAGTTATTGACGCAATTACAGGAAATACAGCTGCTACAGTAACGATTGTACCTACATCAGCGATTGATGCAGGGAACACAGCTATTAGGTTGAAGAGATCAGCATTTTCAGAACCAGTAAGAAATATGTTAGGAACAGTTGGAGTAACAGCAAACAGTACAACTGTAACTCAAACTGGAACAACTGATGTTCTTGCAACATCTTTTGATCATCAATTTACAGCTGGTGATATTATCACAATTAACGCAGAAGACAGAAGAGTTGCTACAATAACCAATTCTTCCTCAATAATTGTTTCTACACCGTTCACAAATACTGCAACTGCTCAAACATATTCCAGAGCATGGGAATACGCTGGTCTTTTCGATAAAGAACCAGTAACTACAGAACATTCTGCTGCAAAAGGTGCTCTCTTTGATGAAGTACACGTTGCAGTTATTGATGAAGATGGAGAGTGGACAGGAAACAGAGAAACAGGATTAGAACTTTATACTGGTGCTTCAGTCGCAAAAGGTGCAAAATATGAAGATGGTACATCAGCTTATTATGTTGATGTTCTTAATCGTAGGTCAGAATATGTTTGGTGGATGGATCACAACGCAGTAGGTGATGCTTATACAACAGCTGGTGCTTCTGACTCAGCATGGGGAAGTGTTGCAGACGCTGGAGTAAGATTTGCGTCAAGTGCTGGTGATGGTTCGATGGTAGAAACCACAAGTTTATCTGGTGGAGTTGATGGTTCTGCTCCTTCAGACGGAGATAAAATCACTGCATTTAATAAGTTTAGAGATGCAGAAGAAGTGGATATCGGATTACTGATTGGTGGAGAAGCTTCTGCAACAGTCGCACTTCAACTCATTGCAATTGTTGAAGGTAGAAAAGATTGTGTAGCTTTCCTTTCACCAGAACTAGCAGATGTTGTCAATAATGAAGGAAGTGAAGTTGATGATGTTGTTGATTTTAGAAACAATCTAGGGTCTTCTTCTTATGCAGTTCTTGATTCTGGATACAAGTACCAATATGACAAGTACAACGATG